ATAATCAAATTGATAATTATTTTCTTCATATTGTTGAATGGTATCAGCATATTCAACAAAGACATCCTAGCCAAAATTGTACAAATTTTTGGCAACTAACTGATCAACAACAAGTTGAAAATTTATTAGGAATTAAATTTACAAAAACTCAAAAAGAATTTTTTAAGCAATATTGGAAACAACAACTTGCCTATTCATTGAGTATTCCCAAAACGCCAATGTCAATTGAACAGCTTGTTTCGGCCTGGAACATTGATGATTATTTTAATGATTGGTCAATTGCCTGGACGATTTTTGTTTATGAGTTAATTAATTGCCAATTTGAGCATCAACGTCTGTGGTCTATAAATCTTGACAAATTTAATTCTTGGGAAGATTTAGCAAAAATTCAAACTAGATACGACAGTAACTTGACATTGCCTACTAATTGATTATATAATACACTATGCTTAAAGACTATTCAGTTGATGTACAAAAACTATTCCTAGAAATGATGCTGGAGGATGCTGCCAGCTACGTTCGGGTGCAGAACATTTACAATCCAGAAAATTTTGATCGCAATCTAAGAACCGCGGCGGCGTTTATCAAGGAGCACTCGGAACAGTTCAAGACCTTGCCTGACCGAGCACAGATTGCTGCGGCCACAGGCATCAAGTTGAATGCAGTGCCAGATCTCAACGAAGGTCACTATGACTGGTTCATGACTGAGTTTGAAGCATTTACACGGCGTCAAGAACTGGAACGTGCTATCTTGAAAGCAGCAGACCTGTTGGAAAAGGGCGACTATGATCCTGTGGAGAAACTGATCAAGGATGCTGTGCAGATCAGTCTGACCAAGGACATGGGCACAGACTACTTTGCAGATCCAGCAGCACGTATCAACAAGTATTTCAACTCGGGCGGACAAGTGTCAACAGGCTGGCCACAGATGGATCGATTGTTGTATGGTGGATTCAGTCGCGGAGAACTCAACATCTTTGCAGGTGGTTCGGGCTCGGGCAAAAGTCTTGTGATGATGAACATTGCATTGAACTGGTTGCAGCAGGGCATGAGTGGTGTGTATATCACACTGGAACTATCAGAAGAACTCACAAGTTTGAGAACAGACGCCATGCTCACCAACATGAGCACCAAAGACATACGCCGTGACATTGATTCAACAGAACTCAAGGTCAAGATGGTGGCAAAGAAATCTGGACAGTATCGTGTGAAAGGTTTGCCAGCACAGAGCAATGTGAATGATATCCGTGCATACCTGAAAGAAGTACAGATCCAAACTGGCATTAAAGTGGACTTTGTGATGGTGGATTATCTTGACTTGGTGATGCCAGTTAGTGCCAAGGTCAGCCCCAATGACTTGTTTGTGAAAGACAAGTATGTATCGGAAGAACTGCGCAACTTGGCCAAAGAACTGGGAGTATTGTTGGTAACAGCCAGTCAGTTGAACAGGTCAGCCGTGGAAGAAATGGAATTTGATCACAGCCACATTTCAGGTGGTATCAGCAAAATCAACACAGCAGACAATGTGTTTGGTATCTTTACCAGTCGCTCCATGAAAGAGCGTGGCAAGTATCAGATACAGTGTATGAAATCTCGAAGCTCGACCGGCGTTGGTCAAAAAATTGATCTGGAGTACAACATTGAAACCATGCGCATTACTGATGAAGGCGGGGACGAAAACGGCCACAACAAACCACAAAGTTCAATCATGGATTCAATCAAGGCCCGCAGTCAAGTCGCGCCTGCTGACAGCGGTGGCAGTTCGCAGCCCTGGGAAAAGCCCAGACCGCGAGATGGTCATGATCCCTTGAGCGGTCGAGTCACAGCAGATGTACAAAGCAACAAACTCAAGCAGTTGCTGGGGCAGATCAAAGCGTCATAATGATATATCTGGATTTTTTTTCAGGCAGTCATGGGCACTTTTTAGAGTATGTAATTAATACCTGGATATTCAAAGGCCCACGTGTGCCCAATATTTTTACCAAGCACGGTTCTTGCCATCTAATTCGTAAAGATACCGCATACATGGCACACAGAATAGTAGAAGCTGCACATTATACTGAGTTTAATATATCACAAAATACACCAACCAAGTTGATTAGAATCAACGTCAACAACGATTGGGCCAACTGGATATATCAAATCAATGTCATGAGCCGAGCTGGAGACATACCTTTAGAAAAAAAAATAAAATCAACCCCAGAATCAGTAAGACATAGTCCTAGCAAATTTAGAAATGAATGGTACGCTAAATTTAATTCAACCGTTGACGGATATCAGCAGCCAGATAATTGGCGCTGGCCCGAAACAGCAGTTTTTGAGTTTGGTATGGAAAGTTTGTTTGATCTGGTAGAGTTTTATAATAAACTGTATCGCCTGGCTGAGTTTTTAGAAATAACATTTGTACCCGATCAAGAACTAAGTGATTTATTGGAAGAATTTTTAACTAGAAATCAAGGATGGCAATATTACAAAGAATCTAAACACCTGGTACATGCTGTGATTGCAGGAAACAACATTGAAGTTGTCAGTAATGAAATATCACAGGCATTGATCAATAGTTTGTTGTCAAAATCTGTTGGAATATTTGACGGAGAATTGTTTGATAATGACAGTTATCCCACAACCACTTGTGAGATATGGAACACAGTGGACCAACATTTAAAAACTTTTGATCAGAGATTTTGATATGAAGAAAATCTTTTGTTTTGGTGACGGATTTGCAACCGGACATATATGGCCCGAGTGGCCTCAAATTTTACAAACTCTGGTTCCTGAACATCAAGTGATCAACACAGCAGGAATTGGAGCAGGTCCTGAATTTTTAGTTTCAGGGTTTGTGGATCTATTAGATCTGATGCATGACAGCATAGCAATTTTTCAGTGGCCGGGCACAGCTAGATTTGACAAACTAGTGCAAGATGATTCCTGGCAAAATATTATTGCCAACGATCCAACATATCATTTTAACGTCAATGTTGATGCACAAGGTCGCAACTGGTGGTTGAGTAGCGCCAGTACAGTGCAGGAGGTCCAGGACTATCACAAACTCTATGTACAGCAAAGCCAGCACAATCGCAGACAACAAATGTATCAGACCCTAGTGTCGCACACGGCCGCCAATTTAAATTGTCAAATAGTGCATACCAGCACACAGTCAGCAGACACGTTTAGCCGGCACAATCGATTTAGATCAACTCGCCAGACACAAGTACAACCGTCTCCGATTGTGCATTTCTACTGGTTAATTGAACAAATTATTCCGCAAATTGCTATCACTGTTGATCAAAATTTACAAAAAGAATTGGAATTGTTGATTAATCAAACACCGTGGATTCCATATGACCCTGATCGAGAATCAATATGGTCTGAAATAAATGCCAAACTCACGCAGTTAGGCAGCAACAGATTTGATCACAACAAAGTTCAACACAATGGCTTCACCGAGTGACCCTGCATTTCTGTTGCCCACACTGATTCTGCATGAACCAGCAGCAGTGGCATCACATTGAATGCTATAAGCACCTGCTGTGGCACCCGACGCAATGCTGACCAAGACCACATCTGTGGCTGCAATAGTACTGTTGGTCAGTGTGAAACTGACTTCCGCAGCCGCCGCCAATGCAGCATTGTTCATGGTAATTTGTCCGCAACGTTTGTTTAGAGTGACACCTGTTGATTTGTCTGTGGCCTGCGTTACTGTACCACCGGTGCCTGTACTGTATCCCACAGCTGATTCCACGCTGCCCAGGAGTGGTCGATTCAGATCAAATATGGTAATTGTGGTGCCTGAATCTGTTGTTGAAAATCCAAACTCGTATGTGCCAGTGGCAGCAAAGGTAATCACATTGGCAGCATATCCTTGCACACCTGTGGTGCCTAGACTTACTGCCACTGGCAGTGTTAGTGTGTATGCTGTGTTGGTAATGGAGATTCTCAGTCTGATTATTCCGGCTGCACCAGAGGCAGGAAAGTTTGTGAAATCCAAGCTGATGCTTCCTGTGGTGCTGATAGCTTGATAATGACCTGCACTGTAGTCCACTGTGATAGAGCCGCTGGTGGCGGTGAGTTGAACCGCCACCAGGCTAAAGTCTCTAATGGCAGCGGCATAGATCAAGTTGTCCGCCATGTTGTTGTCCAGCGTGGTACCAGACAGTGCGCTCTTGAAAATGCCGTTGTTTTCAAGGTCCGTGATTTCGGTTGCTGCTGTGGCAAAGTTGGTTTTGATATTGGTAAAGTTGTCTCTAAAGCCCTGGGTATTGTTGGGCTGTCCGGCAACTGGAAAGTTGCCGTCTATGTTGTTGGGGTTTATG